GGCGCGGCTGATCTGCATCAGAATCCGCCGCTCAAAGGCGTCGAACGTGCTGGTCGGGTGCTCGGCCCGCATCTGGGCAACGTCCCACCCCTCGGGAGCCGCCATTGCCATGCCACGCATGATCGGCAGCGTCTCGGCCAGCGGCAGGGCGGCAGCGGTGCCGCTCGCCGGCATCGTGGTCTTGAAGATCGCGGCGAAGTCGGCGGCCGTCTCCGCAGCGGTCACGACCGCGTACTGGTAGCGGCGGAGCATCGCGAACAGCTCGAGGGCCGGCACGACCTCGCCGACGCCGCGGTGCTGCCCGGGGCGGGTTGCGTGAAAGTAGTGGTGGACGTAGCGAGCATCGACCCACTTGCCGCCCAGCGTCACGCCGAAGTGCAGCGAGCCCGGGTGGTGGTCGAGGAGGAAGTATTCGGACGGGTTGCCGTCGGCATCGAACCGCACGCCGTCGACGGCACCGCCGAACTCAAACCGGCTTGCCGGGTCGGCGATCATGTCGGCCTCGACCAGCCGGAGATCGAGTTGCACGTTCCGCAGCCGGCGGTTGGTGGTCTGGATGCCGAAGCCGTCGCCGTCGATCGCCTTCACGCTGCGGAGCGTCCGGAGCTTCTTCGCCAGGTCGATCTCCTGGTGCCACTCGAAGACGTTCTCCTCCACGCGGGCGACGGCCGACTGATCGGCGTCCGGCCCGCAGTCGAGGAGCAGCGTCGGCCCCTTGCCGACCAGGTCGGTGGCCAGGGTCGCCACCATGCCAGCGAGGTAGCCGTTGTTCGCGGCCTCGTAGCGGGCACGGGAGCGGAGCGTCCGTCGCACCCACGGCGACAGGGCGGCGTCGGCCGCCATGTGGTCGGCCTGCGACCAGTGGTTCTTGTTGCCGGGCGTGGTCTGGGCGGCGTCGTACCGTGCCCGGATGAGGTTGGTGACGGCGTGCCGCTGCTTGGCGATTGTCGCCTCCAGCGACCGCCGGGACTGCCCGAGGAGGTTGCCGAACAGGCCCATCAGCCGGTCGCCCCTGGGGATTCGATGCGGGCCATCCGCAGACACGCGAACGGCGAGCCGGCGGCGGCGCGCGAGCGGATCACGAAGTCGGCGGCGGCCACCTGGCGATCGAGTTCATGCTGCTCGACCTCGCCGGCGTCGGTACGTGCCCGGCGCGGCTGCGCAAGATTCGCCGCGATCGCGTCGAGGATGTCTTCGTTGGCCACGGGCCGGCTCCGATGGTCGGGCGAGGGCTCGCCCTACCATCACTGTACCGGCGTTCACAGGTGTTCCCGGCCGTGGCTCACAGGAACTCGATGCCGGACAACTCGTCCGAGAGCGAGTCCAGTTCCGCGTAGAAGTCTTCCCACACTTGATCGACGTGCATGGTGGCGGTCTCCGGCGGGTGCGGACGCCACCATTTTCCGACCGCGGCTACGTGTTCGTTTGCCGGTGGAAACGCACCGTCAGGTAGGTGCCGAGCCACGCCCCGGAGGCGAGCGGGATGAGGTAGATCGGGTTCTTCGAGTAGGTGATGACGCCGAAGGCCAGGAGCGAGTACAGCACCGATGAGATCGAGGCCGCCGTGAGCGGCCGCCGCTTCTCGACGGCGATGATGTACGCGGCGTAGAGGATGTCCACCGCGACGTAGGTGGCGAAGATGACGACGGCGGTGAAGGGGGAGAAGTCGGTCATGGCGTTGGAACAATCAGGCGGATAATGGATTATCCACGGGTGACTGGGGGTCAATTACATGGTTCTGTGGCTATCCGACGAGTCTTCTCCAAAACCGACAAATCCACGGGCCGTTTACCTCAACGCTCATCTTTGGCGACGCAAGCAACTCGTAGACCCTCACGTTGGCGAGCGTGGCGAAACCGTCGGGCGACACGAGAACCCACTTTCGCGGGTCGCCCTCGGCGTACTCAACCTCAGCCTCAAACGAGCAATCTCCTCGTTGCGTGAGCGTCTTCTTTGTCCAGCCCTGCGGATCGACCACGCTGTCAAAGTGCTGGCAGATTTCGTGAACCGTGGTGCTCATGTATCCCTTTCTACGCTCACAGAACCAGGCGCTGGAGCGGACGGCCAGGAGCCGCCGCTCAGCTTCAGCGTTCTGTGGCTACTTGCCGTCCGCTGGATGGGCCGGAAGCGGCATCCAATGGGTGACGTCTGCGATTTGTCGGACAACGAGTCCCGGTAGCGTGTGATACCAGCAGCCGTGATACAGTTCCCCAGCGGCCACTACTCCGCGATTGTCTGGCGTTCGCCCTCTATCGGCAACGATTGCGACAGGGACGCCGTCTTCCGGCAGCCTCTCCGCCACCGGAATCCAACTATTCAGGCAAGCCGCATGGTTCGCCACAGAACCACGCATTGGAGCAGACCCGGCATCTTCCTGTGTCATAGTCAACTTCCTTTCTCGGGCTGCTCAATGCAGCCGTTCTCCGAATCAAACGGCCCCCACGGCCATGACGAACACCCGCCGCTCTTCAACGGCAGACCAGGCCTCACGGTATTGCCGGAGTGTGTCCTTGTGAACTGCGTCAACGTCGATCATGCAGCAGCCGGCCGCTAGTTGAGCGTTGACGTGCTGCATGGTGATTTTGACAAGCTCCATCGCGACCACTGCTGGCACGTCCATCGGAGAACCAGCGGACCCGCGATCTTCGCCGTTCGCCATAGCATGGCCCCTCCTTCGCGGGCCGATCATCTTCCGTGTTCTGTGGCTACTTGCGAGCCGTTGGCGGTGCCGGGAGCGGCACCCAGTGAGAACACGGCCCCCAGTCGTCTTCGTCGCCCCACACCGGACGCATCGCTGGCAGCCCCATGTCATTTCTCGCGCCTTCCCACCGCCCAGACTCAACATCCGTAAAGCCCTCGTTCGGCCCCAGATCGCAGGTAAACAATACCGTCTCGTCATGTGGCGGCAGCCGCTCCGTCACCGGAATCCAGCGATGCCGTAGTCGCTGAATCTCATTCGCCGCCTCGTACATCAAGGCGTGCTGTTCAGCCACCACGGGCAGCGGGCGAGATCGAAGTCGCCGCAAAATGTCATCCATCGAAGTCTCCTTTGCGCCACAGAACCATTCGCTGGAGCGGACGGCCATGGGCCGCCGCTCAGCTTCCGCGTTCTCAAAAGAGCCGCTCCAGCAAACAACGGAGTGTGTGTATGTGGTGGTAGTCCTTGGGATACCACCGGCCTTCGTCGCAAGCCTCGCGGATCGCCTCCCGCTCCTCGTCGGTGAGCGTGGCATCCAGCGTCACAGTCACGTTGCCGTCGCACACCGACAGCGTGGCGTCCTGCTCCGCGAGTCGGCGGATGGCCAACTCCAACGTCGCGATCTTGATGCGGTCGGCAACGACAGCGTGCCGCAGCCAGTCGGCGTTATCGATCGGATCGTCAGCCATTGGTGCCTCCAGTTCGCGCCAGCAGGCCGCGAAGCGTAGCGGCTTTTGTGGTGTAAAAAATCAACGCTTCGCCTTGCGGCTCGGACATCAGTGCCAGGTTCCGCGCCGTTTCGTCCAGCGTCAGTAGATGTTCCTCCAGCACCTCCCGCTCTTCTCCGGTGAGCGCAGCAACATCCCCGCTGCGGATGACGTTGTCGCAGAACCGGACCCGCGACCGCAGCCGCTCAATCTCGTCGGCCGCCTCTGTGATGCACCGCGTGGCGATCCCGTCCTCGCAATGGATGTCGCGAGCGAGGATGCGCAGCGCTCGCACCAGCGTGGTAGTGTCACTCACGGCGCCCCTCCAGCCTCTCGCGCAGGCCCTTGAGCGTAGCGGCTATCTGGAGCAGGTTGCGGCTCGCCGCGCTGCCCTCCTCGCGAGTGTGACCCTCCCAGAGCAGGACCGCTGTCCCCTGGTAGAGCGCGTCCAACTCCGCTGCGGTGATCGCAGGCTGCTGCGTACCCTCCGGCGGTACGCTGCACTCGCCATGGGTAGCGTGCGATGGCTGTGTAGCGTCACACGGCACCAGCGGCACCACTCGCCAGATGTCGCCAGACTCCTCCTTGCACAGCCAACGGCAGATCGCCTCAGCCTCGCCGCGAGTGTCGTAGATGTCATAAGACCGGCCGCCAGACATGACGGCAAAAGCCACCGGCTCCTGTGTGTTGTGCCCCCGCCCACCCGCTGCGTGATCCCTTGTCGGGGCGCCCGCGTCTGGGGGCCACCCCTCGTCGCTGCCGACGCGCTGCGTTGCGGCGGCTGGTGGCACACACTTGCGCGACGAGGCGCGATCTGTCTCCACGCATGGTGGAGCAGTCTGATTGCCGGTGCCCATGCGGTGGAGCGTCCCAGCGTTATCTTTCCTGGTGCTGCCGCTCTGGACTCTCGCCGCCGGCGCGGCGTCATGATTCGTTCGCTCCAACGCCGCCACTCGCCGCTCCAGTGCGAGCAGGTCAATGGCCACGCCGTAGCCCCAGTGGCCCGGGCCATGCGACTCCCAATCGTGCTTGCGGGCGAGTGCCTCACGCATCGCCTGGCCTGGCATCATGTTCGATCCCTCGCCTCTCATGCCCGCTCCTCCACCCACGCCGCTGCCTTCTCCAGCCACGCCGCGAGCCGCCGCATGTCTCGCGCGTCACGCTCGTCGAACATCATCGCCGGCAGGAACACCGACCGGCCGCACTCGCCGCCGCCGACGACGCTCCACTGCTGGCACTCGGCCTTCTCGCCTTCGACAACGGCGTTTCGGAGCTTCAGGTCTTGCGGCTTGCTTGGCATGTTGCCCTCGGTTGCGGTGAGAGTCGGCCCCGCCCCGCCTGTCGGGAGCGGGACCGACGTGCTCAGCGATGGTCAGCGATACCGGATCACGGCGAACCACTGCCGGCGAGCCGGCGAGTAGGCCACGCCTTCCTCGACGATCACACGCTTGCCGAAGAAACAGCAGTTCCGCCGAGCGGCATCGGGCGTCGAGCCGGAGCCGATCCCCTCGTACTGGCCGCACGACGAATGCACGAGCGTGCCGCGGCTCGCGATGATCGTGGCGTGGTCCTGGGCCGTGATCACAATCGACCGCCGTGGTGCCACGATCACGTCCTGTGCGATCGCGGTGGTGCAGAGCAGGGCGGCCACGAGCGTAAGAAACTTCATGCTGGAGTCCTTTCAGCAAGGGTGAAACCGAACCACCCGCAGGCTCGCACGGATCCCGCAGCCGTCAACCGAGGCTATCGGCCGAGTTTAGCCAGCAATTCCGCCCGCCTGGCGGCCATCTGCTCCGCGGTGATGACGCGGGCCGGGGCCGCCGGCGCACCATCGGCACCGATCGCCGACACGCCGGAGTAGCTCGCCGCCACCGCCGCCCCGATCAGGCAGTCCCACAGGTGGTTATCCCTGCCGGGGATCAGCCGCCACTCATCCACCACTCGCTGCCGGCTTTCCACGCGGACCGGCACCTCGCTCGACAGTTGCTCGGCAAGCATGTCGTGCTCGCCGGCGTGGATCGTCAGCCCTTGCGGGTCGCCGACCGGCAGTTTGACGCGGGCGGCCACGAACGTCTTCCAGGCGTTCGTGTCGTAGAGGATGTGCCGCTGCCGCTGGATGGTGCTCGTCCGCCAGTTGGCCCCGATCCGTTCGCCGCGGTCGGGGGCCTTGTCGCTGATCGTCTGCCCGCTGGCCCCCACGAAGCGGCCGTGGGTCGGCAGCACCCGCGGCCCCCACCGGGAGCGGCGGGCGAAGTCTCTGACCACGCCCTGCGACTGTGCCCAATTCGCATCGATGCACAGCTGGCCCACGCGGAGGACGGCATCGTCCGTCTCGCGGGTGAACTCCCGCTCGAGCAGATCGCCGGCCAGGGCCTCGAGGCCGGCCAGGATCGCCGCTTCGACGTTTGCCCCATGGGCGCGGGACAGCGTCCGCTTGGCATCCCGCAGTGTAAAGTAGGCCCGGCTCTGGTCCGGGTACGTTCCAAAGGCCACGACGTGCCCGCGGAACTGGTGGCCCCAGGCCACGACGGCCCAGTAGAGCAGCTCCTTCTGGACGTCCACGAACGCCGTGAGCGTGTCGAGGCCGCGCGGCACGGTCCAGCGCGGGACGTTGATGATGCGGTTCCGGACGTCCTCCGGCTTCAGACCAGCGTTGGCCGCTTCGTTCTTCAGCGGTTGCTGCTGGAACTCGCTCGCGAACACGTCCTCGCCGTCGTCGATGAGCGCGTTGTAGGCGTGCTGGATCGCGGAGTGCTCGGAATCCGGGTCGAAGCATGACTCCCACGAGACCACGCACCCTTCGTCCATGTCGGCCCGGTTGCCCAGGTAGAACTCGTTGGCTTCCGCCTTCGCTCGCTCCTGGTCGCCGATGACGTCCCGCGAGAACGTCCGCCGGATGGAGGCATAGCGGTCCATCCACAGATCCTCGTGCCGTTTCGACCACGCCCGGACCATCGGGATCCGCTCACACTGCCAGCCCGGCGTGCGGAGCAGCTCGTCCACCATGTCATCAACCTCGATCACGGTGGCGTTGACGACGCACGCCATGGTCGTGCGGTGGCCCGCGAGTTTCAGCACCGACTTCTTCAGGATGTCGAGCCGGGCCTTGCACTGCACCGGCGACTTCGCCGATTCGCGGGTCTGCGGGTCGTCCACGATCGTGAAGTCGGGCCGCAGCTGCCGGCCGTCCGGGGCCTTGTGGCGGAGGCCGAGGATCGACGCCGTCAGTCCCTTCGACACGATGATCGACCCGGCCGACTTGCTCCCGTCGATGGACGGCAGCACGAGCGTGTCCTGCTTCCACTGGATGTGGGTCCGCTTGCCACCGCACGTCTGGGAGTTGCACCGCTGCGGCTTGCCTTCGAGTGCCCGCACCGCGTGGCAGGCCTCGGGGAAGTCTTCGTAGAGCAGATCGTTGTCGGACAACTCCGTCTTGATCGAGGTGATCGCCTTGTCGGCCAGCCCGGCCTCGGCCGCGAAGATGGCGACGAACTTTCGGTGGCCGTAGAGCGTGGCCCAGAGCAGGGCGTTCTCCGAGATCGTCGACTTGGCGAACCCGCGGTAGACGGCGTTGCAGAATCGGCCGCCGCCGATCAGGCAGCCTTCGATTCGGGCGATCACGCGGCGATGGTCATCCGAGAATGGCGACATCCCGGTGGAGAACGGGAAGTAGGTGATCAGGAACCGCTCCAGGTCGTGCTCGCACGCGGCCCGGCGTTCCGGGTTGGCGCACTTCGGCACCTCGCCGATGTCGCTTCCGGCCCGCGTGCGGGCGCGGGACCGCTCCAGGGCAGCCTTTCGGTTGGCTTCAGCCTGGCGTTTTTGGTCGTCGTCCGTGTGCGAAACGGCCCCAGGAACTGCGGGTTTTCGGGGCATGGGAGGGAAGAGTCAGGGCAAAAGTGGATTTCGCAGCCGGGGCACGCGGCGTGCCGCGGCCGGGAGGACCCGTCGGCCGCGACCAAAAACCGCGTTTCGCCCGTGTTTTTCGTATGCCATGTGCGTTTCGTCCTTGTTTTCTAGGGGTTTTCGCGCGCCCGTCAACCGACCTCGCCCTCGACCCCATGAGCAACCGCCGTGCCATTCCCATGCCGAATCCACCAATGGCACAGCAGCGCGGCATCCGCGCGCCCGTCGTCCTTCACCCGTGCGAACAGTGACGCCTGCCGTGGCCACAGGTTGGCCGCTGCCTGCCTGTGGGCTCCCTTGTCACGAGACACCCCGAGGGCCTTCGTCCATGCCTGCGGTCGCACGAGCACGAGCGGCAGGGCCAGCCCTGCCACCACGCCCTCGACCAAACCGAAGGAGCGGCCGAAGCTGAACGCAGACGTCGCCCCCGTGCCCTGCACACCCTGCACGTGCTCGAGCACGACGGCGTCGATGTCGCCTGGCTGGCCAGCGAGGATCTCCCGCAGCCCATGTGGGCAGACGTGCCGCTTGCCACGCACCTCGACGGTGGGCATGTCGAACGCTTCGATTGCGTCTCCCCAGATTGCGGCCACCGCACCGCTCACGCCCGGGTCGATCCCGATCACGATTCCCATGCCGTCATTCTCCCACGAGCCGTAGTGTGCGAGCCTTGCCCTCGTTCCACGTCACCCAGCCCTTCCGGGCCATGAACCGCAGGTGTTGCTTCACGCCGTTCGGTCCTGCGATGGCGAGGTCTTCCGCCAGCTCGCGAATCGTCGGCGGGTAGCCGTGGTCGCGGGTCAGCCGGCGGATGGCCGATACCACCTGCCGCTGCCGCGGCGTGAGCGCCACCCGGCCGCGCCGGTCGCGCGGCTGGTTCTCGATCTGGTTCCAGGTCACGATGCCGCCTCCCGGATCTTGGAGGCCATCGCCCGCTTCGTGGCCTCGAACCGGGCCGCGTCGTCGCCGGTGAACGCCTGCGGTGGCGGCCGTTCGTCCAGCCGGCCGGCTGACGCCGGCCTGGCCTTCGGCGTGTCGTACTGCCCCCCGAGCACCTTGGTGACAAATCCGGGCTTCACGAACTGCCCGAGGGCCACCGGTGTCTCGAAGTACCGGCAGGCCCGTAGACGGCCGATCGCCTCCAGGGCATCCGTGAGCCACCCAGGCTCCGAAAGCCTGTCTGCGGCCCCGTCAGGGGCCTGTACGGGCTTCCACTTCCTCCCCGGCCCATTGTTCCAGGCATCCCGGAGGGTTTCCCAGTTTGCCGGACCGTCCTGCGAAGCCTCGCGCGGAGGAGGAGGAACTTCTCCTGTCCTCTCCTCTCCTCTACTGCGCGGCGGCGCAGGAGGTGCCTGCGCTTGAGCGCAGGCAGTCCCGGGCCGCTTCCGACGGTCCGGATCCCGCTCGTTTTGGGCCTTGGCACGGTCCTGGTGCTGGAGTCTCGCCTTGGCCGCCTGGCTGAACCGGCGGTCCCACCCGGGGACAGCAACGGTAGCGGCCGTCTCGTCGATCTCCAGCCACCCGACGGCCGCCACGGCCCGCCAGAAGGCTTCATCACCCCCGCACGTTCTCGCGAGCCTCGGGACGGTCATCCGGGCTGTGCCGTCGGCACAGTGGACGGCGGCCCACGACCAGAGCCGGTAGAGCCGGAAGCAGACGTACTCGACCGGCTGCCCGGTCAGGTCGATCAGCTCCTGGACCTCCGGCTTGTCCGGCAGCCCGATGTCGATTGCGAGCCATTCACCGGCCATCGCTTTGATCCTCCCGCCACTTCACGAGGTTCGTCATCGACCTGTAGACAAGGATCGCTATCCTGCCGGCCAACTTGTCATCATCCCAGCCGTTTTTCCGGCCCTCTTCGATGATCTTTGCGACGTGCGGAACGATGACCATCACGCACTCGGCGTCATGCTCCGTCTGTTCTTCACGCCGTCGCTTTTCTCCTTGAGCGTCCGCGAAAAACTTCTTGATTCTGTTTTCACCGGCCATCCTGGCCTCCCTTCGCCTTGATCCACTCCATCCTGAAATCCGCGAACTTCATGGTTCCGCCGCTGGTCCGGTGAGCGTGGTAGGCGATGACCGCCTGCTCGAGCTCCGGGTCGCGCTTGGCCTCCTGCTCCTTGATCCGCTCCGAGCGTTCTTCGCGGAGGCGTTGTTCGTGCCAGTTAGCGGGCATCGGTTGCCTCTGCAAACAACACGACAGACCCGAGCGGCGAGAAAGCCTTGCTGAAACCGTGCACGTTCGGCCCGACGTATATGGCAACTTGCCCTTGGACAGGCGTGTTCGCCGGAGTTCCTGTCTTGTCGAGGAACTTGATGCGCCCTCGAAAGAAACATGCGGCCGATGCGACTGACGCAAGGGCGTGAAACCAGCCCGTGTCGGTCGCGTTGTTCACGAGCACTACCGCCTGGTCGAAACATTCTCGCGTCACCTTGTCCGCAAAAAGACCGATCAGGTCTTTCGAATACGGCGGGTTTAGCCATACGTTTCCTGTCCATGGCTTTTCAAGTCCGTTGTCTTCGATGTCGAAGTACCGCTTCGCACGCACGTTTGCCTGGGCCGTCTCGCAACTCGCCGGGTCAAGGTCGATGCTTCCCATCGCCTGACGTGCGGCCTCGATGTACTCGGGCGGCGTGTACCACTCGTTTTCGCCGCTGTTGAGCGAGACGTGCGAGCCGTTGGCGATTTTGAGAAGGCCAGATTGGGTGATCTCTCGCTGCTGCTCTCGGCAAGATGCTAGGTACTGCTCGAACGTCTCATCGTCCACCTTCGCCTCACGTTGCCAGCGGGAGGATTGCATCTTGTCGATGCCGAGGTCGGAGAGTGATGGCGGCAACGCGGTAACATCTTGTGACCGCGTTCCTGGAGTGGCAGCTCCGGCGTTCTTCTCCATCGCCGCCAGCATCTCGCCGGCCTTGCGTTCGGCACGCAGCTTTACCTCTGCTGCGTCATTTGCAGCCTCTAGGCTTTCGCCAACGATCTTTAAGCACGCCTCCAAAGCCTTCGCTTGGTCTCGGATGCTTAGTATGTCCTCAAGCGTTTGAGCAGACGCCAGGGCACGCCTCGCTTCGCTGATCTTCGCCAGACTTGTCACGGAAGCAGCCATTCCTCGAATCCTTTCCATCCCAGCCAGTGGGCGTATTGAACCGAAATACCACTCGGAAACTTCAGTCTGCAGCTTGCGTGCACGCGACCGTGGCATCGGTCACAGAGAGTCAGCAAGTCTTCAAGCGGCTCATTGAAGAGCTTTTCATACGACACGTGGTGACAGCGAAGTTCTTCGGCAGCGTGGCAGCACACGCACCTGTGCATGTCCATGGCAAATCGAACAGAGCGAACGCCGAGCCAGTGAGGCGTCGTGTAGTACACCGCCTTCATTTCCGGTGTTACACGAGCCTTCGTCGGACGCTGCGAAACATCTTCAAGCCGATACGGGTTGTTGATGCTCCCATCGCCCTTGATGGAGAATCCGTAGGCGTTCCTCAACTGCTCGATCGCAGGCGCAAGTCGGCTTCCGTCGGCCGAATCATTTTCGTAGTCAACCTTCAGCAGCGGCCCATTGCGCAGCCGAGCTAGCACAGCCTTCTGCGCGTCGTCGCGCTCGTGGAACGAGCGCGCCTTCTCTGGAATCTTCGGCAAGTTGGCGAACAGCGGCCCGTAGTCGATCGTCTGCGAGTAGTAGTCGCTCATGTCTCACGCTCCTTCGTGTATTTGCCCGGATACGCCGGGCGCGGCAGGATCACCGGCCGGAGTGACCACCGGCTCCTGCTGCGGGTGTTTCAGACGACCGCCCGCGGCGTCCTCCCTGTGGCCTTGATGCCAGCAGCCACTTCGGCCGGGAGCGGCCGGTGTTTCAGTCTCCCCAGTTGCCAGACACGGGCGATTCTCCTCGCGGGACCTGTCGGGCAGCGTCGACCAAGTCGTTGTTCCACGTGGCGTAGAAGGCGTCGTTGCAAGCCTTGGCGTCGGACGATGGCCGCTGCCGCCGCATGGCCTCCATCGCGACGTCGTTCCGGATTCCGGATGCCGTCTGCCAGTCCGTCGCCGTGCGGATCGCCTCGACCGCCTGCTCGATGGTCAGCATGCGTCCGCCTCCTTCCGCAGCTCGGCGGCCCGCTCCGCGAGCCGCTGGCGGATCGCGTCGATCTTGTCGGCCGCCTCCCGCTTCGCGTCCGCGAGGCTGGAGTGGAAGCCTTCCGGCTTCACGATCGTGCCGTGCCGCAGCTGCACCATCGGCAGCCCCCGGAAGACGACCAGTTCGCCCTCCTTTTCGTAGAGCGTGACGTCGCACCCGTAGACCTCGACCTTGTGGACCGTGCTCATGTCGCACCTCAAAACGGGATGTCGTCGCTGTTGGTCGTGCCGGAGGCCGCGTCGGCCTTCTGGGTCGGCGTCCGCTTGGCCGGGGCCTTCGCCGGCTCCGGCTCGCGGTACTGCTCGAAGGCCGGGGCCGACGAGGCCGCGAAGGCGTTGCAATACACCACCGGCTCGCCGGTCTTTTTGCTGACGCCGCGAGCCGTCGTGACCCGCACGCGCCGGCCGATGATCGAGTCGTCGAACGCCGCATCCCTCGGCAGCCCGATCGCGTCGGCCAGTTGCATGGCCGCCTTGTGGTCCCGCTTCTCCTCCGGGTTGAACCACTTCTCCACCGGCTGATACGTGCCTTCGACCGCCTGGAAGGTGACGATCAGGGCCTCGCGGCTGCCGTCCTTGGCCTGCCACTCCTTCCGCTTGATGATCTCGCACTCATGCGTGTCGTCCGGGAGCAAGTCGTCCCCCGCCTCGTATCCCGCGTCGTACCTGTCGAATCTCATGTCTGCACCTCTGGGCTATGGGTCTCACCGATCCGCGTCACGACCGGGTTCGCCCGGCCCGCCTCGATCCCGATTGCATGAGCCGCGATCAGGGCCTCGTGCAGCCCCATGTCTCCGGCCCGACACTTCCGCTCCACGTCCGCCAGCCGCTCGGCCGCGGTCGTGATCTCGGCCTTCCGCTTGGCCCGCCACGGGGCCGCGTCATGCCACGACATCGGCGGCCTCCTTCGGCTCGAGCACGTCGTGCCGGACCGCGATCGCCGCCCGCAGGGCGTCCGCCTGGTCGGCGGTCAGCTGGCCGTCGGATTCGTAGGCGTCGATCTTGTCGCCCACCTTGCCCAGCGTGGCCACCGTCTTCGCCTCGGCGATGAACGTGGCCATCCGCTCGTGTAGCGGCGGCTCGTCGCTTGGTGCCACCGCCGGGGCCGTACCCGTAAACAGCGCCCGGAGCGTGTCGATGCTCATGGGCATCGACTCCGGCAGGCCGAACCGGTTCTTGGCATCCCATGCCGCCGACCTCTGACAGTGCATGATCCGCTCCTTCCCGCCGCGGCCCTTCATGCGGCCGTCGTCCCCCTCGGTGACGATCGTGCGGTAGTTGAGGAACAGCAGCAGGTCGGCCCATTCCTTGAACAGCGGGGCCACCTGCTTGTGGAGCTTCAACTCCCAGCGGTCGAACCCGTCGGTCTGGTCCGGCGGGCTCACCCGCACGACCTTGGCATGAGC